CTATTTCTATTGTAGAAGTTATCCGAGAATCGAAAGTAGGGATTGTTCCGAGTGAAAATATATTCGGGTCATAAGGGACCAATGTCAGTGTAGCTTCCAACATTGTAGAATATTCTATTGATTTTACTACGCAAGGGAATGTTGTATAATCTTCCAGTCCCAATATAAAAAGCCCATTCTTTATCTCTACAGAAGCCAGCGGAAGCGGGGCTTGCGGGATAAATGTGTCATTCTCAGCAGTCGCAGCAACACGCACAACATGCTCTGCATACTCCCCCGGTACTTCCGGAAGCCTTATCCGCATAACATAATCTGTAGCCGCTTCTGTTGCTATTTTATTGTCCGTATAGATGGCGGTTATCTGTCCCCCTATATTTGTGTCATATCCACTTATACGCCCACAACCCATTCCGATAAGAGCCACGTCAGAAACAACCTCTACCCTATCCCCCCTTGTACATGGAAAGCTCTCCGGGTCAGATTTCAGTTCAAATACTTCAGGCCGTAATGCCGCCGCATTTAAGAAATATTTTCCTATCTTAAACACATGCTCAGCATCTGTTATTCCCTCTAAATTCATTGTCTCAAATTCTGTTGCCGTTTCCTCAGTATAGGAACTTGAATAAACGATCCTCTCATCCTGCTGGTAATCCTCATCTTCATTTATAAAATTGCACCGAAGGGCGTGGGGTATTTTAGAAAAAGACTTTGTCCCTGAGAATCCCCAAGAATTTCGGGGGGTAAAGATATGCACATAATTTTCCCGAATATCATCCACAACAAGAGAATACTTTCCATCATCCCGGAAAGCTGGTGTAGCCCTTCCTGCGGACAAGGCTATGCGGCTGTAATCGTAAACAGATGTCGAAGCTTTGTCGAACACATAATTGAAAGTAAAACCATTTGTATCGCAGAAGTCTGCAAACTCCTGTAAACCCTCTATATCCACCTTTGTGTAAGGCAGAGGGGTTTTACATGCCGTAGAGGTCAAAAGCATTAAATAGGCCCATGCAGGATTCTGTGTAAACTCTTTATTGTACGTTATCTCAGACCCCGAAAAGTCTGGAACCCAATGCCTTGCTTCTACTATGCAGTTAAAATTACTGAGCATTCCGGAAAGCTGGTTTGAGGCCCTTACCCTCAAATACAAATACGCTGCATCATACTTCAGGACAGGAGTGCCTTCCCTCTGCGAGACAAGTTGAGCCCAATACATCTCATCTGCGATGTTCGTTGCTGTGTTATCCGCTGTCACTCTCCTAATGCGTACATTATACTGTCCTGTTTCCAATCCATCCATTACAAAACTGGCCCGTACTGTTGCATTGCTTGCCCCTGTTATTGCTTTTACCCCATCACCGCTCGTGCCCCTCATTGTGTCCCCGCAAACCATCCATCTGTGGGACACTCTGTCCCCAGAAAACCTCACAAAATAAGGGACTACCTGCAATGCCGCAAAGGGCTCTAGTGTTCCAAAAGTAACTATATCCGTTACTTCCCCATTCCCAAATGCGTCCATTCTTCCTACAGCATATCCCACCAGTATTGTACCACTATACCGATGGTAAAGAACGAATGCTTTATGTATATTTGCCTTGTCCATTGCTGTCATGTCCACTGGTACAAATGTCTGCCCAGAAACACTACGCCTCATATTATATGAAGCCACTGTCAACGAAGCCTGCCTTCTTCCATTCCATAACCCATCAAACTTAACCTTATACCAAGCGGTCCGTTCTGATAATCCCGTCCCCTCCTGTATCAACAAAGAAGGGGCACCACTGTACAGAGGACACATCCCCCTTACTGTGGTTATTAAACTTCCATTCGGGCCTGCAACAAATCCATCCGCTGGTGAAGATGCGTCCCCCCTATGCACTATCTCCACACTGTAAAGCCCTGTTTGTGCCCCCACCGTCTGATTTTCCAAAAACAACACAGACCTATAATAAGATGAGTAAGGTCCTGCGGGATGATCACCAGAAGCCATAAAGCCACGAGAGGTTGTAATAGGGACTCCTATTGTTAGCGTTAGATTAACTATGCCACTATCGAACAACACATAAATATTTGCTCCAAAATCAGGACCAAAAATATAGTACCAAGCATAGCTCGTTTTCACAGCACCTATATTCGCAGCAGGAACTGGAAGTGTGCTTCCCAGAACTGTCCATGTGTCCCCATCGAAACGCTCTATCGTGTCCAACTTCGCACCTGTTGCAATACTCGTCCCGCCAAAAACAAGAATAGTCTCCCCAAACGTAGCCACCCCGTAGTTTCTTCTCGGAGTGTTCAAGTTCTGTACATAGGCATCATCCACCAATATTGTTTCATTCTGTATAGGGTCAAATGCGCCATAAGTCGTATCCGTAGTTTTTTTATATTGTATCTCAAACTCTACAGTACGAGAAAATCTTGCCCCACTTTCCGTGTTATACCCCACTAATTGAGGGAACTCTATATCCACAATTATACTGTTCGTGTCAGTAGCTGTGGTTCTTTCGACCCACCCTGTACCATCCCCTCTCTCTACTTTTACGCCCACTGTCTCTGATACCCGATCAGGAAAAATTGGAATGGAGAGGCTTGTCCTTGATCCTTCCACTGTAGCCACTTCCCGATACGCAGGACGGCCATCCCAATATTCCCAAGAAACTCCCTCATAATCCTCTATCGATGTTTCCCCGATTTTCAAATCTGACAATATCAAGTCTGCTGGGGTTTCTGCGTGTCCTATACAGAACAAACAATGTAGAATCTGGTCATTCCCTTCCACTGTTGTGAATGGCCTTGCTGCATATTGTGGGAATCTTTTAGTCTTGCCATAAATAATAGGAACCGGGGCATACGGGTCTGACTTATTCTGTATTCCTGTAATATTGTAAACTTCATCCCTTGTGTCCTGCACTCTTGCTTGTACAGCTTTCACCGGAGGGGGTATAAGGGCATTTATTAACAAAGTGCCCCCAAAGGTTATTACAGCAGAGCCAACCGCTGTAGCCATCTTCCCTGTGAACCCCAGGGCTTGTCCTACCCCTTTCCCCCATGCCTGTGCTGCCACACCCAAATAGACAAAAGCCGCCACACGAAAAATATTCTTTCTATCTTCTTTGGAGCCCTGCGGGAATATCCGGACAAGAAGAACATTGCCGGGCTTTACTACAGCCTCCTCGTAATACCCCTCTTTCACGAGATGCCCATTAAGATACACTTGTAAAACACAAGAGGCTGGTACACGGGCCTTGCTGAGTAATTCTGCTACCGTATTCTCCCCATCGTAGTAAAAGAACTCTTTCTGGGAATTGACGAAAGGAACAGGGCACAGAGTGACAAGAGCTTTATTTTTATTTTGCATACTCGTAAAACCCCACTACACGCCGGTTCCAAACAATAGAATTTAGATTCTCTATACACACACCCGTCTTGCAGATACTATGCACAAACTGATTATAATTTATCATAATCCCTAAATGCATCGGAACCCCAAGTATGCGGAAATACACAACAGTTCCTGCACAGACTTGTCTCCTTTCCACCTGTTTCCATTCATATTTATTCTCTTCTATCAAATTATGCACATCTTCTTTATCATCTAAAGTATAATCTGTTTTATCCAATAATGCAATGCCCATATCTCTGTATATGTGCAAAAGAAGTCCATAACAATCAAGACCGGTTTCTGTGTCACGCCCATTCTCTTTAAATGGAACCCCCATATATTTAGACACATCCATCATTAGAAAATCCCCGGAAATAAAGAAGGTACATAAAAATCTTTTGGGAACCGGTCATTCGCAACATCCTCATACCACAACTCACCCTCTACAGTCATTCTATTATACCGGATATTCCTCAGGATAAATTCAAACCATCCCATCTCTATAACATCCAGATTATCAGACAAGATAAGAGCCAGCTCTATCGTTAATGGTGTCTGCACTGTGCGAACAACCTCCACTATCTGCCTATCTACATTGTCTATCTGCAATGTTACACGGGGAACACCTTCCTCTGTGTCCGAGGGGAGATTTACATTGAATCCCAGCGCTGTGTAGAGCTGCCCATTCGATGTTATATCCGTGTTGTTATTGCACAAGAAAAGGTCCTCTGCCAAGTCTGCATGAGAAACTTTCAACAGTGAGATAATAGCAGAAGCAGTAGAAGGGGCATAGAACTCCTTACGAAAATCATCTGATATTACACGCATCACTGGCCTCCTACGGCAACTCCTCCAACATTACCGAAACTTCCCACAAACCGGTTGACAGAGGCACCCATGTTGGCGGCTGCACAAATCTCCATCTCTCTCTTGTGTCCAACACACCCGTTCTCGGATGGGTGTATTGAAAAGGAAGTGTCCCCTCATTCGTTGTTGTTTTGAAAAACGTTATGAAGGTGGCAAGCTCTGTCCCCGACATTAAAAAAGCTAAACTATAATCCGTAACAGAATCAGTGGACACTCTGCGCATCTTTGCTGGACCTTGGTCCATTTCCGTGCGTATAACGTTCGGGCGGGGGGCTTCCGAATAGCTTCTCAACAATGGGGAACTCGGACACCCAGCGGGCCATGCTATTGTCATCGTGGACTCCTTCGCATTCCAAAATTATTATTCATTACTCCATCCATATCCCCGGAGTTAAACATACCACGAACTTTGTCACGAATCAATATATCAATTTGTCTCGGATCACTTTTATTTACAGAAGCGGAAACCTCGACAGGAGAATTGTTTACGATATTTATAGAAACAGCGCCCCTATCCAACGCACCACCGATTGCATCCATCTGTTTCTTTGTGAAGACACCCTCACCTTTTTTCAGAGTTGCCCGGAGCTCATCATGTCCAACTATTCCTCCGGAGTGCAGTGTGTAGTCTTTCCCAAATTCCATGAGAGCATCTGCCCGTTCTGCTAATCCCCCATCACCTATTGTAC